TGATGTACTTATCTGCGTTGCCTGTGAAGTCAAGGTCATCTTTTAACGCTTGCAGTATATCGTCTAAGTTTACGTTTATTGTTATCGCCATTATAGGTTGATGTTAATTGTCTGATCTTCGGCTACGTTGATGTTTAATGTCTGCTGCAATACGCCTTCTACATACACGCTAAATGGCACGTTGTAAGGAGTTGTAGGTACTACTGCGCCACTTGTTATATCGAATGGTAAACTTGCTCTGTCATAATCGTAAGGTGCTTTAATGCTCATTGTTAAAGCCTGACCTACATAGCTTGTTCTGCCTTTGCTATCAAAAGGCTCTATGCTTACTGTGTTAAAGTTTACATCTATGTCTTCGTAGATATTAACGCAGTTTGTGGAATCACTACCACTACTTACTCCACGCAGAAAGCTGATAAAGTCTAATGCAATCAGCATCGTGTCGTTATGGATGTTTGTTCGGGTCTGCTGCTCGTAGCCTACAAGTTCTTCCCCTTTATTGTTTATATCCATAAACACACAACTTAACTCGTAAGTTATTTCGTGTATAGCCGGCACTATATTGGTGATGTCGAACAAGAAGTAAACACCATTGGTCTTTTTCTTCCAGTCAATGTCAATAGGTTCAGAACCTACTTGAAACTCACTTATCTGTGCGTGTCGAGTTCCGAAGTTCTCCGCTAAGTCTATTATCCGATTGTATGTTACGCTTAATGCCACGTTCTTCTTTTTCTATGTACTTCTTTAACTTTAACAGATGCTTGAATGGTACTTTTTTCATTTCTTACATACGTTATACCTATCTCCATAATCCACATCTATGTCATTACACTTACCTCTTCTACCGCCTAAGAATATAGCTGACTTAAACTGATTTCTGTTAGGGTGTATCTTGTCTACGCCATCGCCAGGGTTGTCGTACAATGGATAAGATGTGTTATTCTCTATCAAGTATAGGGTAGCACGATTGGCGTAAAACTCTGCCCAATTCATGTACTCTTCTTCCATGCTGTCAATGGTCTTGCTTGAAGGGGTGATGTAGTTCTCATCTTCGTACTCCTTCATCCCTATATTGCCAAACTTGTAAGTGATACGCCTAATTAACTTTGCACTCACCCACCATTTCATTGCAGGGAGCAACTTATTCATTAAGGTGGTGTTTAAAGATGTTAGGCTATTAGGTATCTGACTAAGCAATTCTTCGTACAATCCCGTCCCTACTATCTCTTGCACAAATGTGTCTTGACATAGTTCAATTACGGGGGTAATGTACTCCGAGTTTACGTTCTCGTCTATTACCGTGTGCCGCTTAAAATAAGCGGGTGTCATTAATAATTTATTCGTTGCCATCTGCTCTGTAAATTGGGTTTCCTTGTTCGTCTACTACTACTACCACTTGCTTCCATTCGTGTCTGCAAAAGGGTACTGCTGCTACACTTCCTGGCTCTCTATACCATCCACCTCTGCTTAAAAATACATCTGTTACTTCGGGAGCAAAGTCAGCTTTCATGTCGTTACGCATTTCATCTATCTCTTCTATGGTGTAAAGCCTTCCGTTGGCTGTCTGTGCCATCATTCGCTGACAAAACTGCCTACTTCTACTACCTGGCTTTAATGGGGCTGCATCATCTCTAAGGTTGTACTCAAACATGATCTTGATGTTATTAGGAGCATTCATCAACTTGGCGGCATTCTTGCCACGCCTTGTTGCTCTTGTGGCACTACCTTCTCTTGTGATGTAACCTAATGCCATCAGCAAGCCACCCATTTCCCAAATACTTTCTAATGGGGTGTCAGTAGCCGCACTAAGATCGGTGTAACTTAAATCAGGTGATGCTGCAATAAGACCTAATAATGTCAATGCAAATGGGCTAAGTTCCTCTTGAAACTTAAACAATTCGTTAGGCTCTGTATAACCTTCATCAGAACGCAAATAAACGCTATCTGTGAGCAGTCTTGCTTCTTGTGGTACTTCTACCCCCTTGCCTTCAAGATAGTCTGCCATAGCTGCCTCTAAATCGCTGAAATTGACTTTAACATCTGACATTGCAACTTGCTCTTGACTTTCAAGGGTAAGATTCATGTCATAGCGGTCATTAAGCAACTTTCTTATCTCATCCCTATCAAGATGTTCCATAATAACATTTTCGCTAAATGGAACGCCTATGTCTACTGGCTTTAATTCGTCTATTAGATAAGTTGCGTTCACATCGCCGAATACCCTTGCTATCTTGTTAAGCGTTCTTAGGATAGGCTTTTGACGATTGTGTATGTACGTTTTCTTAAAGGTTTCGTATGATACGGCAATTTCATCACGACCACCTAACTGCGTTGCTACACGAACACCGAATAGCATAGGTGAAGTAACTTGATGACCGGTAAAGATATTCTGCTGAACATTCTTCTCTACCATGTCAAACTGCTTGTCAAGGTCGTTAGCCATTAATCGCTCTATGGTAGGTGCTGCTTCCTTAGAAGGGCTGAACACCATCACAAAGCGGTTAGCGTTTTCGCTGCCAGTAAACTTGCGTTCAAGTTCTCTTTCGATGAACTCTTGCTCTTCTTCTGTTTCAGGCACTCCGTTGTTAAAGCTAATCAGGGTACCCGCACTAAATCCGTTCTTGATATTGTTGAGGTGGTAGTTTGCTATCTCTACGGTTGTTTCAATCGCTGCCAATGCACCTTGATAGATAGGAAGTGGGTAGTGGTTCATTTCAGGTCTGTGTTCCCGATGAATGATAAGACCACGTTTCTGATTCTCATCATAGGGGTCAAACAACTTGTACTCCTTTATTGTAGGTCGGTAGTTTCTGTTGCCGTACTTATCAAGCCAATTATCGCTATAAAAGATAGTCCTTTCGTCTTCGCTGAATCTTAGTCTGCTGAAATCTATGTGGTAGAAATTGTATCCACCACCACGCCTTCTGATTACTTCTATGCCATAGCCATTGAACAACTCATTGTCCATAAACAGCTTTGCCATTAAGCTATACCAATCTTCGTGTTCATTAGCAGAAGAAACAAAGTCAATAGCTTTCGCAGCATCTACCTGGCTGATGCCCTCACGCTTTACCATTAAGCCCTTGCCTTTCAGATAAGACACTTTGCCATTGACAAGGGCATTATGCACGGCACTTTGATTATAGAGGTCGATGAGGTATTGGGGGAAATCATTATTTTCTCCCCAGTACACCCACTTCTTTCCTCTGACTTCTTGCACCTTTGGCACGAAGTATTGTTTGAGTTCGATGACTTTTGAGCCACTATACCTATTTTTAGTCGGGGTCGTATCCTTCATTGTCGTATTCTAAATTCGGACTTTGATTAGTTATTGTTGTTCCTTGCACTCTTGCAAATCCTGTTTCTAATAGTCTGTCGTTTTGCGGTATGTCAAGATCGTTGGTTGTCTTGCCATAAATCGTGTACTTATAATCGCCTTCGTACTCAAAATAAACTTGACTACCGGTTGTGTTTGCACTCGTCATAGATGTAACTGCAAACAGATTATACCTTTCAGGATATTGTGATGTATCTTGCGATGTGAACTTAACCGTATCTGCATTAAACAGCGAACTGAATACAAATAGGTAATAGTTGTATGTGGTATCCGTGTCTTGCGTTACGGTAACTACGATGTTGTTTGTGGTATTTTGATTAATTACTATCAAGGGTGTCTTTACTATAAAGACACTAAAATAAAAAAGTGCATGAGTTTTCGTAGAGTAGCAAAAGTAGATAGCAATCAAAAGGAGATTGTAAATGCGTTAAGGGCAATAGGGGCGCACGTTGTGCATACACATCAGATTAAAAATGCCTTTGATATTCTTGTTTCCTATCGGGGTAAAGTTACACCTATGGAGATAAAGGATGGAGATAACTTCCCTAAGAAGTTCTTTAAAATGACTGGCAATGAAAAAGCCCTCTATTTAGAAGGCTTGCTTACAGATGGTGAAAGGGAGTGTATGAATGGGTTTATCGCTACGGGAACGAAATATGCGATAGTCTATGACATTGATTCTGCCATTGCTGCACTAACATAGTATATAAGGCATTAAAACGCCTTATATACGCTTGTTGTATTCCATTAAAACGAGAATACAACAATAGATATAAACCATAAATTTTACTTAGCCCTATCACCATATTTGCGTTTTCGCCTGCCTTCTACTTTTGCTTTATTGGCATGGTAAGTGCATAGCCACTTATTAGGATGATACTCTTGGTTCATTATTGTTGCAGTTCTCGTGCAATTTTTATGTTCACATTTCATAGTCGTAAAATTTACAGGTTTATATCAGTTTCCGTTAGTGCAACCAATCCCAAACTTGCTGATGCACGAAATCTCTATCGTCATTCAGTTCGTCTAACTCTTCTTCTGTCATAGGTCTGCCATCATAGTCTGCTGATTCAATGTAGGCATCGCAGAAGTCGGGATAGTCTTTTACCTCAACGCCCGAAATCTTTATGTTATCTATTTTAGCGTAGTCCATATTCGTATCAAAAAAGGGGCTGATTAACATAATGTATCACAGCCCCATATATGTATAAAAAACCCAAATTGGCAATTAATTATTGGAAGCATTATAGCTTCGCTCCAACTCCATGTCCTTTAAGTGATCTTCTATTAAATCGCTAACGCCATCTAAAATGTACTCTTTCTCTTCTTCCGTGAAAGGGGCAAGTGTATTAAGCATATTCTGAAACATCAGATTGCCCAATACGTTCAGTTCGTTTTGTTTTTGTATATTCATAGATTCAAAGGTAATAAAAAAGGGGTAACTTTTCAGCTACCCCCTTAATTTGGAATGGTTCTAAATTATACAGCCGTGAATGCTGATGAAAGGACAAGCCTTGCGGGTTCGGGTTCTTTACCCATAAAGGTAAGACTATACCCGTTTCTGTCAGAGAAAGCCTGACCAAGTGTGATTTGGCTATCGCCAGTCAAATCAAGACCGCTTACTTCTCCGTACAACCAATAGTTGTCGTTTGAATCTAATGCAATACACATCAGCCTTGCTTGTGCTAATAGCTTTATCTCGTTGCGCTTCGCTTGCTCGCTCTTGTTCAATACATAAGTTACGCTCTGCTCGTAAACCACAGTTCCGTTCTCAACGCTAACTTGTATGGTTTCACTTGCATTTGAAGTTTCCTTCACGCACTCATAGGTATAGAAGTCGGCAGCAGGAGAGCCATCGTCTATGTCTGTTACCGTACCGGTTGTGTTGGTAGTAACGGTGGTAATAGAACTGAACTCACGAAAGAACAGCTTTTTGATACCACCGATACTATCTTTACAGCCTACGGTAAATCCTTGTGTTAAATTACAAGCCATGCTTAGTCCTCCTTCCTATTAAACTAAGGTGAACTGAACAATCTCGTTAGGGTAAGCTACTTGTACCCCACGCTTGAACTTAACGCTGTACTTGATATTGTCATCATCCATCGAATACCACATCTTGAACTCTTCCATGTCGCTAACCAAGTCAGTTCCCAAGAAGATGTGTGGTGTGCGACCTAAGAACATTCTGTTAGTGCTGTCAAGTCCGTGAACTCCTACAACCTTAACGTTCTTTCCAGGTACTACCAATTCGTAGTTAGCCCACTCGGTAGCGTTGGTGTGGAACAAGTTAGCAGCCATCAATGCGTTTACATAGATGTCGAAGAAGTCTGTTCCCATGAACAATACCTTGTCATCCTTAGTCTTGATCTTAGCAGGAGCAGCATCGCACATTGCGTTTACTACTGCGATAGCGTTAGATGAAGTGAAGGCGGTGGCAGATGTGGTGTTACCCGAAACTACTCCTGATGCAGCACCGATAATCTTGATAAGACCATCGTACTTGTTCAAGTATGCACTACCAGCAGTAGTATCTCCTTGCCAGTCCAAAACTTCAACGTGCTCGTGAATAAGGCTTACCAAAAGGTCTGAAATCTGATTAGCGAAAGTCAGTTCTTCGTTTTCAGCGTTAGCACCTGGTCTAAGCAAAATCTGTGTCCACTTAGCACGAAGGTCTTTCGGGCAAAGGGTGTCTTGATACTTGATGTTACCTACGGTGATGTTACGCTGCGTGAAGGTGGTATCTCCTGATGCGTTAAACGCACAAGAAGAATCAGCCTGTGGAACTGCTGTTACAGCCAAAAGCTGCAAAGCATCACTCGTCTTAATGCCTGTTTGCAAACCACCGAAATACTGTGCGCTCCTTGATTCAAAGAACGATCTACCAATGAGTTCGGTGGACTGCTCATTGATATAGCCGGTTAATGATGATACGTTAAAACTCATTTTTCTTTTTTATTGGTGGTTTTACTTTTTAAGTTGGTTAAAGATTGCTGCGTACTTGCCTTGCTCTGCAAACTCAACAGAAGGCTTACGAGTAGGCTCTTCTGTCGGTACTTTGCTCAATTCAGCTTTAAGGCTGTTTACGGCACTAATTACTTCCTCTACCTCTGCATTCTTGTTCTCTGAAAGTTTTACTTCCAACGCTTCAAGTTTGGCGGTGTAGGTTTCTAATGATTCTGCGAATTTGGCTTCGATTGCGGTAAGCCTTTCGTCAAGCTGCTTGTTGAGTTCTTCTTTGAACTCTACTTCGTTAAACTGGTTCATTTCTTCGTGTTGTTTCATTAACAAATCTGTTACTGCCCCCGATTCTACTACCACAATATCGCCATTCTCCAACTCATACTGCCCTGAATCGGCAGCTACTACCCCTTCACCCGACATTACATAAAACTTGCTGCCTGCGGTGAGTGTTTCATCACTCCAAGCAACCATAGTTCCATCCATTGTACGGGCTTTTTGGTACTCCACTTCTTTCTCCTTTGCGAAAAGTGCTTGAATCTTGTTTAGGGTTTCAATTATTTCTTTTTTGTAATCCATGATTCTTTACTATTAAAGACTTGTATATAAATTAGTTGTTTAATTTTGTTTGTAAAGTGCTGATTCTAATTGCTTTAATGCACTTAGCAGTTCTGCTTCTTTATTCTGCTCTTCCGCAAACTCTACTGGCTTCATCTCAAATGCACCCTCTATGCTGAATCCGTTAAACTTACCGGACTTGGCTTCTATCCACGTTTCTTCGTCATCTATCTTATAACTTCCGAACCAACTACCATCTTTGGCGAACTCAAAGCCTTTGGGTGGGTTTACGCCACGCTCTCTGTCTATCATGTAGCTTTCAAACATATAGGCATTTTGTACCATATCGTCTTGATTGTGGTCTTTATTGCTGCCTATGTGCCTTCCCTCCTTAAAGAACTTCTGCATTACCTTCTCTATCGTATCTCTACGGAGAACTACATAATAGGGCTTCCCTTCTTCGTCTACCCTTAATACTGGAAAGTCTGCTAAAAGTATCGCACCACTAACAATACGCTTTTCTTCTGATTGTATCTGAAAGGCGTACTCTTGTCTGCTCATGCTTTCTCTCTTGCGCTCTAACTGATTAAGTTTGCTTTCTGCCCAAGTCTTCATACTATCTCCACCCCACGCATCGTACATGATACTTCCGCATATTTCCTTACCATCATCATCGGTGTACTTGCCTTGATCGTAAGTCTTTGCTCTGCTTAGGAAGCTATAAATGCGCTTAATCATAGCCTCATCGAAAGACTTGCCTTGCGCTATCTGTCTTGCACGAATCCAACCCACTTGCGTACCACAATCGCTGCCGTTCTCTTCCTTGTGCTTGATGGCACGTTTAGCATTTGATATTGCACTTTTTGGATAGTCGGAGAAGAATATCTTTTCAGACATTAGTTCTTCTTGCTTAGATTGTATGCTAAACAATTCTTCTTTAATGTCGCTAAAAGCAACCCAATTAGATTTCATTGCGGGGCTATCTACAAAAGAAACCAGGCTTACGCCATCTTCTTCCCCATTCATTATAAGTTCAAATATTGGTAACATAATCTATTCTTAAAGACACTAACTTTATTTTTTATCCTACTTTTGCTTTCTGCTCCCTATCAATACTCGTTTTCTGTGCGCCCGTGATGTCTGATTCTAAGACCACAATGCGCTGCGTTCTCGGTATAATATTAAGGCTTCCTGTTCTATCGGGAAACTGCGGGTCAATCGTGCTAAACCCTGACATTGGGTATGGGTAGCCACCTTGAATACCGCCTGTGTTATTAGATGCAGAACTGGAAGAGCCTCCATATTGAGTTCCAAGTATTGTTGCTAAGTTTGCAGCACCTTGAACACCAATAGCTGTTGCAAGAATTGGGTTAGGTGGAGTCATTGCAAGAGCAGAAGTAACCCCTCTTGCTGTGTCAATTATAACTTGTGCGCTTCTAAGTGCTTTATCTCTTTTAAATGCTTTTTTACGCTCTTCTTCTGTGTCTTTTACAAGTGCTTGATTTAATGCTATTAGGAATCCAAATGATGCTGATGCAAGTTGATATATGGCATCTTGCTTACGCCTTTCTGTTTCTTGTATCCTTTTTGATGCTCTTTCTTGTGCCGCATCTATGTTGTCAAGCATTTTTTTAACATCTTGCTCTTCTAATTGTCTTAACTTCTTTTTGTACTCATAGTCTGCTAATGCTCGCAATCTATCTTTTTCAGATTGAGATTCATTGAGCATATCAATAGCATTAACTACAATATAGTATTCATCAAAAAGTTTTTCAGCCTTAGTTTTCTCTCCATTTATGTATTCAGAAATCAAAGCACTCCTTTCTAATTCAGCGTTTTGAAGTAGTTGATTTAACTGCAATGTACGCTCCATTAATTCAAGTGCTTGACTATCTACTATAAGAAATTCCTTTTTTAGCTTGTATTTTTTCTCATCCTCATCATTTCCTTCTTTTGTGATGCAGTACAGGTAATTATCACCTGGTTCAAGAGCAGTTTTGTCAAGTATTATTCTGGCATATGCGAGACACTTTTCTCCGACCATCATACAACCAGCTGCTTCTAAAGAAAGGCATTTTTCGCCAACAGCGAAGCCCAAACTTGCATAACCAACAATAAT